AACTCGTACACCACAAACTTCATTCCTGAAATTTGGTCAGGCAAACTCCAAGTCAAGTTTTATAAATCTACCGTTCTCGGCGAGATTACAAACAATGATTGGGAAGGCGAGATCAAGGGTCAGGGCGACAAGATCAACATTCGTACCATTCCAACAATCACTATCCGTGATTACACGAAGGGTCTGAATCTAACCAACGAAGTTCCGATCTCTACACCAACAACTCTAACTATTGACTACGGTAAATATTTTAGCGTTGTCGTTGACGATATCGACAAAGCGCAATCTGATGTTGCACTCATGGATATGTTTACCAATGATGCAGCTCAACAAATGAAGATTGCAATTGATAGCGTGGTTCTAGACGGCGTTAAAGCTGCCGCTGTTGCTGCCAACAAAGGTGCAACGGGCGGTGCAATTTCAGCCAATATCAACCTAGGCACTGATGCAGCGCCCTTTAGCTTCAGCAAATCAACTGCTCTTGATTGCATCCTGAATATGGGATTGGCTCTTGATGAACAGAACGTACCTGAAGATGGTCGTTGGATTGTTATCCCAGCATGGGCTGCTTCGCTGATTAAAGGTTCTGAACTCCGTCAAGCTTACTTGACCGGTGATGACACCTCTGTTCTGCGTAACGGCAAGCTGGGCATGATTGATCGTTTCACGGTCTATGTATCGAACAACCTGCCAAAGACTGCGGATTTAGATTCGTACATCATGGCTGGTACACGCGATGCTATTTCGTTTGCTTCGCAAATTACTGACGTAGAGACTCTGCGTTCAACCTCGACATTTGGCAACATCATGCGTGGTTTGAATGTGTTTGGCTACAAAGTAGTTAAGCCAGAAGCACTCGTCAACGGTGTCATTGTAAAAGCTTAATCGCCCTCCCCTTCGGGCTTTGTAGGGGTGAGGGTTTTATAACCCTCCCCCTATTTTTTTTATGACTCCAAAACTAATGAGAAATACCAAAACCGGAAAAGTGGTTTTGTTTCATGCCACCATTATTAAAGAGATGCCGTGGTATGAACCTATTGATGATTTGGTAGAAAAGCCAAAGAAGAAACGACACTTGAGCTGGAAGAAAGCACTTGAGTCTAAAGCGCATGAAGACACTTCAAGTAATGAGGCATAGAAGATTATGGTGAACTGATGGCAACTTTTCAAAATGTAATAGATGACGCCAGAGTTTTGCTGAACGATTCTGATAAAACTCGTTATTCAGATGCGTTGTTGTTGTCATTTGCTAACCAAGCAATTGCTGAGACTAAACGAATCAGACCTGATTTGTTTTTTGGAACGTACAGCACTGCGTTAAGTACGTACATTTTATCTGACACATTCCCTTTATCTAGTGAATATCAACCATACATACACGATTACATCATTGGACGTTCAAATAGTATTGATGATGAATACACATTAGATGGACGAGCTTCATCATTTTTACAGAGATTTAAAATTGGAATGATTGGCATATGAGTACAACTTACGAATCTTTCTTTGATGAGGTAATGCCGTTTGTTCCCGGATGTACAACTGCTGTCGCTAAAACAGCTATACGTAATACCGTAATAGATTTTTGCGAGAAGACATTAATACTCCAGCGAGATCATGATCCGGTAACGGTTATTTACAACATCATTGATTATGACTTTGAGCCGCCTACTAATTATTTGGTTTCTAAAATAATGAAGGCTTGGTACAAAGATACGGAGTTACAAGCCGTGGCTCCTGACAGCATCTCCTCTGCTCTTTTGTATAACTCTAGCTTTGCCAATGCTGTAAAGCCAAATCAAGACCCAAGTGTTTATACCCAAAAAGACGAGAGAACATATTCAATCTATCCGTTTCCTAAAGAGACTGTTGCTTCTGCATTAACCATGAGGGTTGCGCTGAAACCAACTCGATCATCGACAACGATTGAAGATTCAATTTTTGAAGACTACGCAGAAGTCATTGGCAACGGAGCGAAATACAGATTAATGATGTCTCCTAACAAGCCTTACTTTACGAATGGATTTAACTTATTTAAAGACCTGTACGAGCAAGGGGTAAATGTTGCTCGGCAAAAAGCCAACAGAGGATTTGTGCGGTCTGACTTAAAAGTTAAGCTCATAAGGATATGAAATGGCAGACAAGATTAAATTAGTACAGGGTGACTCTCTCCCTCAACTACAAGCTGTTATACAAGATGACGCTGGCGTAGCTGTCAATATTACTGGGGCAACTTGCTTACTAAAGTTTAGAAAAGTTGGTGAGTCAGTATTGTTAGCGACTCTTGTTGGTTCTGTTACCAATGGCGCTACTAGCACGGTCGTATTTGTTTTTGGTGAAACTGATTTAAATGTGGATGCTGGTGACTATGAAGGTGAAATAGAAATTTCATTTGCAAACTCTGCTGGTAAGCAAACTGTTTACGACAAGCTTAAATTTAAAATTAGAGAAGATTTCTAAATGAATTTAAATTTGTTGGCTGTTATAACGTCCAGAGTTTTAAATGTCGTTATTTCTGTTGGTACGTATGTTCGGATTTTAAGAACTACTGATTCGGTTACTACCGCTGATTCGACAACCAGATTAGTTGGCAAGGGACTTGAAGATACTGCAACAACGTCTGATAGCGAAATAAGAGAATTATCAAAAGCATTATCCGATTCAACAAGCCCTACTGATTCACCATCGTTTGAAGTGTCTAAAACACAATCAGACACCGTCTCAATTACTGATGCGTCATCCATAGGATTTCAAAAGTATTTAGAAGACGCTGTAACTACATCAGAATCCGTATACGCCGTTTATCCAATCCCTGTTGACAATACAGACTCCACTTCGTTTACGGATGTGGTTGGGTTTTCTGTTGACAAAGGTTTAGATGAGCCGTTGGTTGTCAGCGATGTTAATCAAATATCGTTCACAACAAGTAAAACTGAAACTATAACTTTAAGTGATGTTGGAGTTATAGATTATGCAAAAGCATTTTTAGAAACTATTTCAATTTCGGATTCTGCAACTGGTGTTTTACAGAATTATGTAAGCGAGCTTTATTTTTCCGAAGACTATGTTGGCGAAGTTGTTTTTTAATTTTAGGAGATTGTAATGAATACAAATGATTCGCTATTTGCTTCGGGCAAATTAAAAATTATTTTAGCTGATGCTCAAGGTCACATTATCGATGAGCGCGATGTAGACAATTTGGTTGTTACTGCGGGTAGAACTTATATTGCTTCACGCATGAAAGACGCAACTGCTACTGCTATGACTCATATGGCTGTCGGTACTGGTAGCACTGCCGCCGTCATTGGTGATACCACTCTCGGTACTGAAATTGCCGCTAGTCGAGTTGCACTAACTTCTACTGTAGCGTCAACAAACACTATCGTGTATGTCGCAACCTTTGGTTCTGGTGTGGGTACGGGCGCTGTAACAGAAGCCGGTATTTTTAATGCTGCTTCCGTTGGAACAATGCTTTGCCGCACAGTATTTAGTGTCGTGAATAAAGCTGCTGGTGACACCATGAATATTACTTGGACGATTACTATTTCTTAATAATCATGACAACTATCACAACCAGAGTTACGTCTGCTACCAATGCCACAGTAAAGGGTTCCCCTCTTACTAATGCAGAGGTAGATCAGAATTTTATAAATATTAATGCAGGGAAACTAGAGGTTTCTGGCGGGACATTGACGGGGGCAATTACATTTGCCGCTGGTCAATCATTCCCAATTCCTGATCCGGTTGCGATGGCGTTAGTTTTTGGGAGTTAAATCATGGCGTTAAAAGGTAAACCAATTTCGATTGGAGCAACCGACACAACTATTTATACCTGCCCGGCTGCCACCGAGGCATCTATACATGGTCTTGTTTTTGCAAACAATACGGCTGGTGCGGTAACCATTACTCTGAAAGTTTATATACAGAGTACGGGTGCAACTACTACGGTTGCCACTGGACTTTCTGTGGCTGCATACTCTACGTATACGTGGCCTAAACCTGTTGACGTAAATGCTGGCGACTATGTTGTTGCAGTAGCTTCTACTGGTTCAGCGATTGTTTGTTTGTATTCAGTCTATGAAGGAGCTGCTGTTGCTGCGGCGGTTGGATTCACACCCAGAGGTACGTGGGGTTCAGGCTCATCGTATGCAGTAAATGATGTTGTGAGTTTGAGCGGCTCAAGTTACTTGGCTATTCAGGCCAGTACAAATCAAAACCCTTCTACTGCAACTGCTTATTGGTTAATTTTAGCAAGCAAAGGCGACACAGGGGCAACCGGAACTAGCGGAACTAACGGAACAAATGGAACTAACGGAACAAATGGAACTGGTGATGTTAATGGCCCAGCGTCATCTGTTGATGATGAACTAGCACTGTTTAACAGCACAACAGGCAAGCTGATTAAACGTGCGTCACTGACAGGTTTAGTTAAAGCTACATCAGGTGTGGCGTCTGCCGCTACGGCTGGTACAGATTACGTTGCACCCGGAACAGCCACCACGTTTACGGCAACACAAACATTTAACGGTTCATCTAGCGTATTAGGGATGGTATTAAATGATGCAGCAGAAACCATCACAATTTCTGCAACGGCTGCAACAGGTACGATTGCTTACGATGTGACTACGCAATCAGTCCTGTATTACACAACGAACTCTAGCGCAAACTTTACGATGAATTTCCGTGGTTCGTCTGGCACATCGTTGAACACATTACTATCAACCGGACAGTCAATTACCGTTACATTCTTAAACACGAATGGATCAACAGCGTATTACAACAATGCTGTTCAGGTTGATGGTTCGTCAGTCACTCCAAAATATCAGGGCGGCACTGCTTGGTCTGCTGGTAATGCCAGTTCTATTGACGCATATACCTACACTATTGTTAAAACAGGTAACGCAGCATTTACGGTATTTGCTGCTCAAACGAGGTTTGCATAATGGGGTTGCTATCTACAATTGGATCGGCATCAGGTAGAGCTTTTGGTTTTACACGAACTGCTGTTGCTGCTGCTGTTGACGCATACTTTAATCTGACTACGCTACTGCTTAACACTAGCAGCACTAACGGAGCGCAGAACAATGCGTTCTTAGATAGCTCAGGCAATGGTAACCATCCTACCCGTAACGGTAACGTAACTCAGGGTACGTTTACGCCGTTTAGTCAGACAGGGTGGTCTAACTACTTAGATGGCACAGACGATCATTTATTGACTCCATCTACTACTGCTTTTGATTTGGGGTCAGGCGATTTTTGTATTGAGATGTGGTTTTATTGGGCAGGAAGTGGCAACGGCTATTTTGGTCTTTTTGGATCGGAAACAGATCTCAAAATAGCTGCATCTTTATATAACCAAAAAATAATGTATGCCGCTAGTTCAAATGGAACGGCGTGGGGTATTTTACAGGCAGAAAGTAGTTTAGGTAGCACAACCATAACCCCAAACACTTGGACGCATTTTGTTTTTTGTAGAACTGGAACTACTATTAGCGGATTTGTTAATGGCGTAAGAGATATAACCGTAACTTCATCTGCTTCAATTGTTTCTAGAACTGAAGGTTATGTTGTAGGCAGTTGGACTTCTACGGCGTATAGATTTTTAGGTTACATATCTAACTTTAGATTTGTTGTTGGATCAAACCCATACAATGCCGCATCAACAACATTAACTGTACCAACTACACCATTAACAGCGGTAACGAACACAAAACTATTAACTTGCCAAAGCAATCGCTTTCTAGATAACAGAACTAGCGCATTTGCTTTAACTGTAACTGGAAATCCATCCGTCCAAGCCTTCAGTCCATTTGCTCCTACTGCTGCTTACGATGCTGCTGTGGTTGGTGGTAGTGGGTATTTTGATGGTACGACAGATTATTTAAGTTTTGTTGATTCTGCTAATGATCTTGATCTTGGCGGTAAAGTAGCGTCTTTTGAGGCTTGGGTTTATCCAACAACTGCAGCGGCTTATCAACATTTTCTTGTAAAAACAGGCGGCGCTGTTTCTTGGAGTACAACTAGTGGTCTTGAATACGCAATCGCGTTTGACGTAAATAAATTTTATTTTGTATACAATGTTTCTGCCAGTGCAACATTTATAAATGGCGCAGCAACGAGAAAACCAAATCAGTGGTATCACGTTGTTGTTGCAACAGATGCGTCTAATAACATTGCGTTGTTTGTAAACGGTGTCAGAGACGGTACAGCAACAAACGCTATTTCAAAACCAACTAATAGAACGCTTATGTATATTGGGGCGAATAGCGGTGGTACAGAAACACTTACAGGCTATGTTTCTGGTCAGCGTTTTATTGCTGGAACAGGCGCATACGATCCAACACAAACAACGATAACTATTCCTACCGCACCACCTACTGCCGTTACCAACACTGCACTCCTGCTTAACTATACCAACTCCGGCATCTTCGACTCTACTGCTAAGAATGATTTACATACTGTAGCCGATTCACAGGTAAGCACTACACAGGCGAAGTGGGGCACTACGTCAATTAAGCTTGATGGAACCGGCGATTGGTTGGTTGTTCGTAATGGCCCACATTTACAGTTTGGTAGTGGTAATTTTACAATTGAATTGTGGGCGTATTTTAGTGAACAAAATCGTCAACAGACCGTGATTAGCAAAAATGATTCGGGTGTATGGGGTCAATGGTATATTTATTTATCAACTGGTAATGCGTTAAATTTTGGAGCTTCTAGTGCTAATACTAGTGCTGATGTAGTAAACACTTCATTTGGGACCCCAAATTTTAATGCATGGAATCATATTGCCGTAGTTCGTAATGGAACTTCATTTACTGGGTATTTAAATGGAGTAGGCACTTTAATGGCAACGTCCTCCCTTTCTTTGTACAACGATCCTTATGATTTAAGAGTTGGTGCAAATGTAGCTTCTACTGGTCTTACCGCTGAAGCCGGTACACAATTTAACGGTTACATGGATGATATTCGTATCACCAAAGGTTATGCACGTTACACAGCTAACTTTACTCCACCAATCGCACCCTTCCCGACTCAATAGGTGACTTATGTATTCTAAAAATGGATCAATTCCTAAACCTGAGACAGATGGTACAGAGGGTTGGATTGAAGTGCCTGATGAGCCTGTCGCTCCTGAAGGTAAAGAGGTAGTCTGGTGGTATCCACCGGGTTGGGTTATTCGTGATCCTAAGCCAGAAGGTAATTGGTCGTGGAGTCAATCACAAGAGCAATGGGTTGAGTATACGGTGCAAGAGATAACTCAGATTGATACTCTGGAATCAGTGCAGATAAATTCAATTACATCTGGTGACTTAAATACTTTAACCAGTGCAGACTTTAACTCATTGTCATCTACTGACATTGGCGCTCTGTAAAAGGAATAGATGTGGACGATCTTGCATTTAAATTAAACACGCACGAAGAAGTATGTGCGATTCGTTACGCCGGTATCAACGCACGTTTAAAACGTCTTGAGCAAATATTAATTGGTAGTGCTGGTGCAATCATTATGTTGTTATTGTCGATTGTCCTGAAGGGGTAAGAGATTGATCCGTTCACTCTACTTGCGATTGCAAACGCTGCTGTCGCCGCCGTTAAGAAAGGCTGTCAACTTTATAAAGATATTAAAGGTGCGGCTGGGGATGTAAGTGAAGTACTCAATGATTTAAAACAGCAATTCAACAAAGTAGTTGACCCTACTCCAGCGCAAAAGATGCAGTACAACGCTGAAGTGCAGCGTGTCCAAGAAATAGCAAGAGCCGACCCCAACGACGTATTCAGCGAAATTGGCAACCAACTTGGTGTGCTGATGGATGCGTATGACGCTTTGAGTAAAGCGCTTCTTCAAGAACAACTCATTGGTAAAAAAGTATACAAGGGCGATGAATCAATCGGACGCCGAGCTATACGCAGAATAATCATTACAGCGCGACTAGATGCGATGCTTGTTGAGATCAGGGAAACAATGGTCTATAAAGCGCCGCGAGAGCTGGGGTCATTGTGGGAGAAGTTTGATGTAACGTGGAAACGAATTGTTGCCGAGCAAGATGAAGCTCACGCTGAAGAAATTAAACAAGCGAAGGCGATTAAATGGCGACGGGAAAGTATAAGAAGAAAAATAAAGAAACAACTGACGTCCGTAATCGCGGTTCTGTTCATAACATTCTGGTTCCTATGGCTAATGGTAATGATAAGGATGAGCGCGACATACCGTGGTCTCTTCTCATCGCCGTGGTGGTCTTGTGTTTTGTGTTAGTGATTGCATTGCCTGTGATGGGGCTTATGTACATGGACATGAACAACGCTACGGTTGCAGCGATGCGTGAAATAAAAAAGATGCGTGAATTACGTGCAAAGATTTTGCTTGAAAATACACAGCAATCAAATGGAGCTGATCAATGATTACAGTGGCTCAGTTAAAACAGTTACTACCTCAAAACAAATACATCTCGTATTGGCATCACGCACTAGAGCAGCTATTTTCTGATTACGACATCAACACTCCGAAACGCATGGCTGCATTCATTGCTCAATGTTCTCATGAGTCTGGTGGGTTTACGACGCTTAAAGAAAACCTCAACTACAAACCAGCAACACTACGAAAAATCTTCCCTAAATATTTCCCAACCGATGAATTGGCTGAACAGTATTGCTCTAAACCCAATAAACAAGAAGCTATTGCAAATCGTGTTTACTCTAGTCGGATGGGGAACGGTGATCAGTCTAGTGGTGATGGGTATCGTTTTTGTGGCAGAGGTCTTATCCAGCTCACTGGTCGTTCAAATTATCAAGCCTTTGCCGACAGTATTGAAGTAGGTGGTAGGCCATTGCATATAGATGATGTGCCTGAGTATTTGCAGACCTTTGAAGGTGCTGCTCAGAGTGCTTGCTGGTTTTGGGAAACTAATGATCTTAATAAGTATTCAGATGCTGGTGACATTGTTGGATTAACTAAGCGGATTAATGGAGGCGTGATTGGATTACAAGACCGCATTAAACATTTCAACCATGCTGCTCATGTCCTTGGCGCTTAATGCTTGCCAAGACCGTTTTAGGTATCCTTGCCAAGACCCTAAAAATGTTGAAACGGAAGAATGCCAAGCGCCGAGCTGCACAGCGACTGGCACTTGTCCTAGCGATGTCACGCAGCCAGAGAAGGTGACCAAATGACTGAAGACAACTTAAACGCTTGGTTAAAATTTATTATTGGCGTTTGCTTTTGCTTCATCTTAATTATGATGGCTACGCTATCAATGTATTCCGTTGTATTTGTAAC